TTTATTATAATAATATTTATTTAAAAACTGCTGTATACTTGAAGTATCTTTATATGATAAAGGTTGATTCTCTCTAAAACTAACTTCCAATAAATAATTAGATTTCAGAGCAGTCCTATAAAATATATGTTCCTCTGTTTCTGCTGGTTTTTTAAGAATATTCACCTCATTCGATTTATTAAAAAATAGTACAAGACCTATAATTAGAGATATAATCACTATCCCTAAAATAATTTTACGCTTTTTCATTTCTACTCCCTCCTTAATATTTATGGAATTACCTTAATAATATAATTATACCATAAATGGAATAAATGGCAATAGATATTAAATAATATTATGCACCAATATAAGTTTTTAAGGATAAGGATATTAAAAATCTATTTAATCCAGCGGGGGAAGTAACAATAATTTGATGCCATCCACGAACTGTGAGATAGCTTGATAGATCTACAATTTGTTGAATATTTATTAAATCCATTCTCCATACTCCATCCACATATACTTGCATAGCTCCTAAAGTTAGAGGTTTTTGATATATACCATATGTTATGGAATGTAAATGGTCTGGAATTTGATGAGTATGATTTGGACAAGAATGTTGGTGATCTGGAGTTGCGTGAGTATGATTCGGGGTGCTATGTGTATGTGGAGGTATGGAATATGAAAAATTATGCTTGTGTTGCATTATATACAAATCAGCACATTCAGAAGTTCCACTAGGATTTACAGTAGGAGCTATTATAGATGCAGCTCCACCTGTTTCTGTTCCAATTTTATAATAATCCCATCCAACAGTAGCATCATACAGTCCTCCTCTATCCATGAAAACACTTGCTGCTACAGTAGGTACTGGTACATTACCCCCTACTCCCCACCCTTGAACATAAGACGTACTGGAATTACTATAAACTAAATTACTTCCAGATGTATTTCCTCCACCAGAAGGAGTAGTACTTCCTCCACCGCTTGGAGTTGTAGTTCCACCACCAGCAGGAGTAGTTCCACCTCCACCAGCAGGAGCAGCAGTTTCATATGCTCTAAAATTTTGAACTGTTAATTTCAATAGTACTTGACTAATAACATTCACATTTTCATCTATATTAAAATCAAGAACATATGGATTGCTAGCGTCCACCTGCTCAGGAAACCCAAAATTATCCGAATTTACAACACCTTTAGCTGATAATACAACTGTATTATGTTCATCTTTAATAGTTATAGAAGTTCCATTAATTACCACAGAACCATTCTCGTTTGTAATTACTAGTTTTTCTCCTGCTAATAATCTACCAATAATCTGTTCAGCAGCTACACCTTGAGAATTTATGGCAGTATCAACAGTTAAAAAGCCTGTGTGTGTGATACACATAAGTCCTGCTAATATACATATTCCATTATTTTCGTTACCTTTTTCAACAATGAAAATTCCATTCTCATTTATAGTAATTTTACTCATATTACTTAAGGCTATAATATCTTGTGCAGAACAGTTTAGCGCATTACTCAAATAAGTATCAACTCTGTTTTTAACCCCTTCTGTCTCATCCCATTTAAGTCTTTTAAGATTTAAGTATTTAGCAGCATTTAATGACTTAGCAATACTTCCACCTATAGATTTAGCGTTATCTATTTTCTTATTCTTATTACTAAATATAATAGACAAAGCATTTGTATCAATATTATAACTATAACTTATAATTCTAACATCAATATTTGCCTTTAACTTAGGAGAATAAACTCTGACTAAATCACCAAGTTTAATCTTTCCCCAAATATGTTGTGCTTCAGCAATAGCAAAGAAATCTATTAAGCTCATAGTAAATTCAGTTACAGGAATATTAGCTATTTTCAAAGCATCTTCAGCAGCTTTCTTTAATAATGCTGGAGTAACATAGACATCAGAACTGAATGTACTTGATAACGTCCAATCTGATAATTCTTCAATTAGAGCTGGTGTAAATATTAATGTACTTGTATTGATAATCTTTGCAGTAGGTTTTGCAATATCAGTTCCTATCTGTGCAATTGGAATATTAATTGCAACTACTTGAGCATTTAATGAAGCAATCTCCGCCTTTTTAGCTGTAGTCGCTACTTTATTAGCATTGCATCTAGGTGTTTGAATTGTCAAGTTGATATTATCCGGTGGAGTAACTGACATATAACTAGCTTGTACCCCATCTAAACTTTTCTGTAGGGCTATTAGAGCATCTAATTCAATATTCTTAGTTACTAAACTGGCATTTACTCCATCTAATTGAGTTTTTAATACCTTAAATTGAACATCTTTTGCTATTAGTAATGCGTTATAATTTGCTAGTGCAGATACTAAAGCAGGGCTCATTTGTCCTCCTGCTATATAATAATCATAATTAGTAACAAAATTAGAACCATCGAGGGTTTCGGTGTTGATGGTGAGCTGATTTAATCCACTACATTCAAATCTAGTATAAACATTATCACTTTTTACGGATTTATTTGTGGATTTTGCATAATTCTCTTCTGAAAAAATTATTCCAGAATTTATCCCATAATTATCCCGATCGTACACGTTAATTAATTTATTAAAAGTATCATACATAATTATTATATTATAGGCTGGACAAATATCATCATGTAAAAAGGATAATACTGACTTAGACAATGCGGAAATCCATCTTACTCGGGGAGAAGTTCCTCCGTTGATTACATCTATTAAGGCAGATGCGTCTACGTGTCCTATTTTCCAACTAGTTTGAGCTTCAACTAAATTAAGGATTCCATTCTTATTAGTATTATTTACGAGTTCTCTTTCAATACCATCTATTGTAATAGTATTATTCTCCAATATTTGTTCCGCACTTTTACACTCTACTGTCATTTGGCAATTCGATGTATCTTCTGTAAGATTCTTAATTATATAATATCCTTGACTAATTGGATTTGAAGGTTCTCCTGTTTTAAGCAATATCATATTTTCTGTTTGAATTGAATTATATTCAGGATTTTCTATTTTTTTATGTGTTAAATCTTCTTCAATATATTTTGGTAGAGAAAACGTCAAAACTCCTATAGAATCTATATTTGGAGAAAGAGTTCTATCAAATGCTGTCGTTAGTATTCCGATTGGAACCTTGGATTTATAAGTCTGAATTATAGTATATTTATATTTTTCATTTAAATTTATTCCATCAAATAATGTACTCATTTTATACCTCTCTTCCTAAATTTGTATCGGATATTGTAATTGAAACTTCAATGTGCATTTTCCAGTAATTTCAAGACGGTTTAATCCATACGGCATTTCTAAAGCGTTATAACCAAAATTAAATTTACTAATAGCTTCTACTCCTGAGCCCGTTAAAATTTCTTGACTTGATTTTATAGATACTGTCTCTAAAAGTGGTAAATTATTAAAATTCAATACAAGTCCAGAATTTGTCAAGTTCTTTAAATTGAAACTTGTAGCATTCCCTACTAAAGTAAACTCCATAATATTAGGTACAAAATATGAGGCAGTATTACAATTATTAGGAAGTTCTATAATGGTTGTTCCAGTATTATTAGATAAATCAAATTCTATTGTCTCCAAAGATGTCAATGGGTATGGATGATTAGACTCTGCCTCGATTTCATACCACCCTTGTCCAATAGCATTTGTAGTAAATTGAACTTTTACGATTTGAACAATAAACTCTATCCCTGGAAAATCTTCTCTTACTATAAATGGATGAAATTCAGAATCATTATTTAGCCATCTTAATAACTCCATCCGATCATCTTGGGTAAAATGTTCTTCTTCATTTATTTTCATAATTTTCATTGATAAAGTATAAAAACTAGTATCTGCCCCTTGGTAGAAATTTCCCTTAAATTTCACATGATCCCTCGACAAAACTTTCGGACTTGATAGAACTTGAGTTATAGTATCCTCTCCAACACGAATAAGACGTACTCCCATTTCATCTGAACTTGTTCCATTATATTCAAATTTTGTAGATAAAAATGACAATATAATTACCTCCTTAATTTTTAATATCTATATGAATTTAATTATTTTCATAATAAAAAAGACAGAGAATTACTCCCTGTCTTAAAATGTGTGTTTTATATTATTGATTTAATG